CTCAGCCAGAGGTAGTAGCGATAACGCTCCTTCTGCAAAGAAGTTAACCTCGAGATCGAGCTCGACGTAGCTGTCGTAAAACAGTAGTCGTAGTGGATCTGCGCAGTTAGATTGGAGGGATAAACGTGAATCAAGGTTCGCGAAAAACCTCTTCGGACAAGCGTGCTTCGGTGCGCGCGTCTAAGAGACAATCCACTGCCATGCGCCGTATGACGATGCTTGGGCTTGAGTCACATCAGGCTTTACCCATTATCAACCTGATTGAGAAGTGGGTTCATGCTATGGGGGAGGAGAATACGGTTAGACGGTTGAAAGACCTGAAGGCGTATCGCCTCAACTCTTTCCTCGGACGAACCGATAACCATTATGTCGCAAGACATAGGGACGGAACTCCTGTGGGTGCCTTTAGGGTACTCTGGAAGTTGCCCCCTAGCCGGTTCATGAAAGTGTGGAACTGCTTAATGGTGTATTCACAATTCCACAGTGTGAAGATTACTGCTAAGCAGTGGAGGAAGTTTGTCCGTGGGGTACAAAGGCCCCCGGTCCAGGAGAGATACCTGGAACAGGCTGAATCCTACATCCTGAAGGGTTTAAGAGCTTGGGAGCTCGCTGGGGTCGTGTTTCCACAACCACCTCCTTTGGGAGGGGTTTCGATTCTCAGTTACCCGACGACAGACGCTAAGAGTGTGCCATTGTTCGGCAACATGCGGTTGCCAGAGCCCGAAGGCGTTATTGACTCCGCTTTCTCCATCTGTACAGATGGTGGAAGGTTTGTCCAACGGCACTGGGAGATCTTCTCTAAGGTCTTCGCAGGGCTCGAATCCACGTTGGATGAGCACTGTGACGATATGTTGCAGGTGCTGGAGGAGCTTGGCATAGAGAGAACCCAACCCTATGCCGGGGCGGTTAGCGTTGTCCAAGAGCCCGGATACAAAGGACGTTTTATTGCGAATCCCTACCGTAGCCTTCAGGCTGCGGCATATCCGCTGTTCGAGTGGTCCGAGCGAGTCTGCTTGAGGTTAACTGGTAATTACCAGTTCGACCAAGAGTCTGGTCGAAGCAGAGCCCATAGGCTGCTGCAGAAACACGCGTTTGCGCTTTCGATTGACCTCGAGGGTGCAACCGATAACTTTCCGCGGTCTCTCGTAGCCTTCACACTGCGAGAGCTTGGGGTAGATGAGCGATGGATTCGCTTCTATCTCGAAGTGTGTGCTTTACCCTGGCACTTGCCGAAGTCGTGGCAGTGCGTAACCGACCTTGGGGAGGTGGTATGGACCCAGGGCCAACCGTTAGGTTGGTATCCGGTGTTTAACGCTGCTCTCTCTATAACCTTGGGCGCCTTGGTTCAAGGTGCCTGTTATCAGGTTCGACAATCTGATGACTATCGCGCCGGTGACATAAGTGTTCAGGTTGGAGATGACCTGGTGGTTTTTGAGGAAACTGCCGGCGATCTGATCGTTGGACTCTTAGGGGATTTAGGGGTCCCCGTGAGTAGCGATAAAACGCTACGATCTGATAGAGCATGCGAATTCTGCAGCCGTCTCATTACTGTTGATGGTCAATACCCATCATTTAAGTGGCGTCAGCCCAGTGATGATAACTTCTTCGATATCATACAGGCTTTTGGCCGTGATGGCTATGTCCTCTTGACAAGACGACAGTTGGCAATCGCTAAGGTGTTAGAGACAGTCCCTGAGCCGTGGGGGCTCGGTTTGAACCCACACGGATTACCAATGCTCAGTAGACTTGAGATGTTTCTCGAAACACTAACTGCGGTCAGAGCAGAAGCTCAGCTGATTTCGGCTGGGTTGTACACTCTTAGGAGGCTTGTTTCATCCTCTGTGGTGCAAATGAGCTCGTCAGACATGTTAGCTGACGTGCCGAACCCCGACCTGGAGTTCGAGCGTCTCATAGCCAAAACCTGGG